GGTACCTTCGGTTAAATTTTTGGTACGCGCACGTAGTGATCGCAGTTCTTTACCAACGCCGTTAAGTGTATTTTTTACTTCTTTACCATTAATTTTGATAAGAAGGTTGAATTGTGTATCTCTAATTGCCATTCTTATCGTTGCTTATATTAATGACTAAATTGCTAACTGTAACCTTGATTGCATTAGTTCTCGTTTCACCTAACGCTTTTATGAGGTAATCAAAAGCACCACTTTTTTGATAGATATCTTCAAAAATTTTATATGCAGGTAAATCAAACTCATGAGATTTTCTTTGAGTGGCGTTTTTATGATATCGCTCTGCTTTTAAAAAAACTGTTGTAGCACCTCTCACTCCTGAAAATCCATGATGAAGAATGTATCCGTGTCTTGAAGATTTTAAGTTTAAGCCTAGCAACCGGTAATCGCCCATTTTGGCTTTTACGGATAATCCTTCTAATAGAGGTTCTTCTGGCATACCAACTCCACGATCGTGAAGCCTTGCTTTCATTCGCTGCAATACATAATCCTGAGCCATTTTTGCAGCTTTGCGCCCAATGTAGCGTTCTTTATTGTAGATTTTTTGTTGCTCAGCGTTTCTGGCCATTGCTCAATTTTTTTTACCACCCCGACCTACGGTCACCCCTCCTAAAACAGGAGGGGATTTTTTAGGTTAGGCTAAATTGAGAAAGTTAGCAAGCGTAAAAAAGGACATCTTAATAACCACCCCGACCTGCGGTCACCCCTCCTAAAATTAGGAGGGGAAGTTTTAACAGACGGTATCGAGGTCGCTCCAATCTTCTGCTTTTACTTTTAGCGGCTCGTTGTCTTTAAACTCGCCAGAGAAACGATAGCCGTACAAATTTTCTGTAAAGACGGGACCAACTTTTACCCACTTTACGGAGGCAGCTTTAAATTTATTGTAAACAAGATGCTCAGGGTTTCGAGCATCTAATCGCATTCGAGAAACTATTTTTAAACCAATTCGCTCACATTCATCAAGCATTTGGTTTTGTTCCTGTGTATTTCCACGTTCGGGATTTTGGTAAATGGTAAACGCCCAGAAACGACCAATGACAGAATTTTGAATTGTACTTTCTGAAGCATCACCTTCGGGTGATTCTGTCGTCATACAAGGGAAAGTTATACCCGATCGAAAAGCCCCGAATAATTCATCTAGATCCATACGGAAGAATGAGTTTTCGTTAAAATCGATCAGGTTTTCGTTTAGGCTTTCAAAATAATCGACAATAGGTTTGTGGGTTAGAATTTCCATTATTTCTTTTGTTTTTCGATTTCGACTAATTCATTTTCATAAACGCTCAAGAACTCATTGATCGTTAGCTCTTCGGTTTCTCGTAATTTGGAAGGATCGAAGTTTACTTTGTGATGCAGCAGCTTACCAAATGGGGTGTAAGTAGGTTTTACCGGTTGGGTTTTTGGTTGCTCCGGATCTTGTGCAGCTTCGATTGGTTTTGGGAAAACGTGCGGATATAAACCAATAATGTAATTTCTTGAACCTTCGTAAGCGTAAGCAATCGCTAACTTTTGTCGGTAACTTAGTTTCGAGAAGTTTTTGAGCTCATTTTGCACGACGATTTTATGAAATGGCTTGCGCTGATCAATTTCACTATCGCTTCCTTTTTGGCGGTAAAGTGTTACACAAAGTAAATCGAGGTAGTTTTTGTTGCCGGTTTCTCGCCAGTGATAAAAAACTGAATCTGCAAATGAGAATTCTTTCATTTTTACATTCTGTAATCGAATGGCAGGAGGGAAGTAAGTCTCACCTTTTATCTTGAACGCTTTCGGGAATTGGTGGCGTTTATTTTCATTGAGTAAAAACTGAAGATGATCTAAATAGGTCGCCGGTGGTATTTGTCGCAATGCTATTCTTACTTTGAACCAACTGTTCTCGCGCAGTAAATTCTTGATGAAGTGTAAATAAAGCTTCTGGATGAATTTTGGTTGGGCTTGTTTTTCTTCGGGGAGTTTTCTAAAATATTCTAAACCTTCTGCAATGTGTTGCAATTGCTTTTCTGAAAGCTCGTTCCAAGATTTGGGAAGTTTGATATTTAATTTCATATTGCTAAATTGTAGCAATCGAAAAATTTAAAAAAGGACAGGAAGATGAGTAAAGACAAATGGACTTGTGAAGAAATACAAATTGCAACTTCGGTGTTGCTTGCTATAATAATAGGAATTTTTATGTTGTATCATTTTACATGAAGAAACCCACTTTCGTAAATAAAGACACTCAAGCGCTAAAAGAAACACTTCAAAAATTAGGAAAGCCACTAATTAAAGAAGCGCTCAAAGGTCGTGATTAAGATGCAACCCGCATCGATGCGGGTTGGTTAATTTTTAGGCAAGTTATTTGGTCGCCTACCAAGCTCAGTCATTGCTTTTTCAAATAACTGGTTAAGATCTGTTTCAGAATTTCTACTTTCAAAAAAGATATTCAATTCCAAAGCGTGAACTATTTTTAGAATTACATCAAATTTTAACGGAAAATCTAAATCGAAAAATCTCTTTAAAGTCGAGCGATGCACACCTATTTTCTCAGCTAATTGTGAGCTGTTCATTTCTTTTTCTTTCATTGCTTCTTGAAAGAAAAGAGCGAACACTTTCCAATGTTCGCTCGGTTGATTTTTGTTATTCATATTATAAAGTATAATCGTTATCAGCTCCCCATTCTGCTGTATATTCCTCATTCCAAGATTTAGCAACTTCTAAGATTCTTTGTAAGTTATTTCTAAAACCTAAAAACTCGCCTCCAGTTACTCTTCTGTTACTTGTAACGCCGTGATCGCTTATTCTAACTTTCATCACTTCAGCAAAATCCTTATCTAAGAATTTAAAATAAAAGGTTTCGCCATTTGAATAACAAGAAGATGTTATAAAGTTGTGAATGTTATTTTCTTTTAAAATTTCAATAAAATCTAAAGCTTCTTTTTTAGTTTGAGTTGCTTTTTCTTTTAATCCCGAGTAATCTACTTTTTGAAATTTCATAATGCTTTGCCGTATTGTGCTGTTGCCGCCAGCGTTTAAATTAGTAATTGTTTCTGTTACAAATATAATACTTTGTTGCGTTCCTGCAACAATTAAAATGTTAAAGTTTTAATTTTAAACAAAAAAATAGTGTCGAATTCGAAACCTTTAAAAACTCCCAAGCATAAAACCAAGACCAAAAGCACTCAGACCAATTAAAACATATTCCCACCATTTTGATTTTGGTTTAATCGCTTTCTCGGCTTCGTATTGCGTTTCGAGAATGTTATAATTTTCTTGGAGTAGATTAAATTTCATTTGCTCGGTGTCGAGTGCTTCTTGCATTAAGCGTAGATGATCTTCAAGATTTGCATAGCCGGATTCTAACATCATCAACTTTTTGTTAAGTGTTAGGTTTTGCTGTTTGGTTACAATTGCATCTTTGGCCTGCTCAATCGTGATCTGGATAGTATCTTGAGAATAGCTGCTGAATGCTATCAGCATCACGCATATTGCGAATAACTTTTTCATCTTGAGTTTGTTTTTTGTCAAGGATTGACAAGTTGTTTTTCAGACTTTCTTTTTCAGCTCTCAAAATTTCGATGCTGTCGAGTATCTTTACTTTCACTTCATCAAGGCTATCGATATTAATGAAGTTAGCTTCCTTCTTTTCTTCAAGCTGCTCATCTACGATTGATTTGCTTTTTTGTAATGCCTTGTTTTCAGTTTTGATCTGAAAGATATAAGCGATAGATCCGATCAATCCAAAAATCAAAACAAGTGCGAAAATTGATGTTTTGTCTATTTTCATATCTAACTATTTTCTGTTATCCCAACGCGCTCTGGTTCCACGAATATCATAATGAACAAATGTGTTATATATGCCGACACCGCCTTGCTTCATTTCTCCTTTTGAAATTAGGTTGTAAATTATTAAAGCTATTTCTGCAGATGAATAACCTTCGATTCTAATGTCTGCAGCTTGCCCAAAAATATGTCTGCTATCTTTCACGCCACCTACTTTTGCATTATGAGTTGGTGATCTATAACCACTATTAATATGAATTGGCTTACCAATATGATCACGTAAGACTTGAAGGTTATCAGCAAGTTCTAAGATATTCTCAAATACATTCTTTGGCATCTTTGATCCGTCGTGAGAATCAAACTCTTTAATATTAAAGTTCTCTGTTATTTTCATATTCTTCATATTTTGAATTGATACTTTCCTTTATTGGCTTCTTCTTTGTCTCTTTTCCGAACCAAGAAGTTATTCGATTGATTATTCCATCTTCAATAGTTTCTGCCAACCTATCGAAGAAGCTGTAATATTTTGGCTTGTAACCATAAATCCGCTTGTGATTTTCACCGATTGAATGATACTCGTATAAGATTACCATTAGCATCACTGCAGGTATGGCAATCAAAAATGTGGTATAAAAAAACCGACTTTCAAAAACCGTCATCATTAACGAAAAAACGGTGAGAATTAGCAGAATAACGGAAACGCCAAAAAACTTCCAGAAGCTTCGCCATAGTTTTGAAGACTGAACAAAATCTTTTCGGTTCCTCAATGATGCTTCGATTTTTGAAGCTCGAAGTCCGGTCAAAAAATCACCGATAAAAACAATTCCGTACAACACGAAACTTATGAATGACAAGAATAATGGTAGGATCAAATCTCTTTGATCTACATTTCTAAATATGGTATTAAAAACTTCGGTCATTGCTATAGCTATAGGTGTTGATATGAAGATTAGCGCTCCACTTGCGTAAGAGAATGTTTTCTTGAAAAACATTAATGCTGCTAACGGTATTTGATTATTGATTGTCATTACTCTTCTATTTCAAAATTTAAAATTGGTGTAACATCATAACCGCGACCGGTAAAGTTTTCGAAAGATGCACCAACTTCATTATTCTATTTGATTTTGATTAATTAGTTCTTGCTCATACTCGTTTATTTTTGTTAAGTCATAGCCATCATAAGATAGAGTTCTCTTTACTTTTGCAATAGGTCTTCTAATAAATTCTTGCATTATGGATATTCCTTTAATACCATTTGTATTTGGCTCTTGAACGTGTAAAATTTCATTTTCATTAAAAATTACATCTATTACTCTATTATCTATTTCTTCTTGTGTCATATTACTTATTTTTATGCGTGGGATATTACGTGTCCATATTGATTTTGAAGAACATATACTTTTTCACCCTCATTGGCAGGTGTTCCATTTGAAACGCCTTGTATATAACCTTGTGGTGCTTGTTTTGTACCTGTAAATGCAAGTGAACTATGCCCCCAGCTTATATCTCGAAATCTAAGTGGGTACTCGCCACCAAAAGCGTTTGGGTCTTCTGTTATATTGGCTTCGTTGGTACAAAGGGTGTATAAAGCGTTTATAAACTCGTCAAAGCGTGCGTTGGTAGTACAAATTCTATTTGTATTTATAATTTCTTTTAAACTTACAAGATGTCTGAATTTACTCGGAATTTGACTAAAATCTAAATTTGGGATAAGGAGCATTATATATTCTAAATTATTAAAACCTTGAAAATTTGGTAAATTAACATCATTAAAGGGTTGGTCATCTCCAATATAAAACCTATTTAATTTAGTAAGGTTATCTATTTCTTCTGGAAACTCTCTTATAGGGTTGTTATGAACTCGAAAATCTTTTAAATTAATTAATTCTCCAATCTCGTTAAGTAAAATACTAATATTTGAACTATCTAAATATAAGCTTGTTAATGTATCCTTTAATTGGTTAATCTTAAAAAGATTGGAGCTAATCTTGTCGGACAAATTAAAAGTATTTCCTATGTGAAGTGTTCTTAGTGGCTTGTTGAAAAAAGCATCAGGTATTTTATTTAATTTAGTTTGTGATATTGATGCTATTTGAAGAACTTCAAGAGTTTTAATGTCAATAATAGATTCTGGAAACTCCTCTACATATCTAGAACTTGAAATACCAAATTCTTTTAATCCTCTTGCATAACCAATTTCAGAAGGTATTAATCCATACAATAGACAATGTATAGTATTAAAAACTATTATTTTACTCAAATCATCAAAAGTAAAAGTTATATTTCTTCTACCTGTATTACCGTCTTGAAATATATGATTACCTGCAAAAGTACCATAATCTGGTGTACGGCTAGTTTCTAAATTATCATATTTCCATAAAACCCCATACGTTCCATATATTGTAGGTGTTAGTGTGAAAGTTTCACTTGTACCATCACCGTAATTAACAATTACACTTTGCTCTACTTCGCTTTCAAAACGAAATATTCCCCACTCTGTTTCTCCTATAGAATTTTCAGGAAATTTATCTCCTTCATATTGAAAAGTCAAAGTGTCAACCACCTGCTTAAAATAGGTAGTACCCGACTTTATAAGGGTATCTCCGCTTTTGTAATACATTTGCCTGAATTTCTAAATAAAAATTATATACTAACCCTTTTTTCAACATCGTGCTTACTTCTCCATTCACATTTACATTGAACACTTGAGAGGTTCTATTGCTAATTGCCCCCACCACTCGGCAAGGCTGAGTAACTCTATATCCTGTGGGCATAACAAATGCAATAGCATCTCCGCTAGTTTCATCAACGGCTGAAACAAATGAGCCTGTAACAATTAATCTGTTATTTAGCTTTTTTACTTTAACGTCGCCGGCAGAAGTATTTGTGGGATCGAGAGTGCAATTAACATAACCACTATCGTATTCATCTACAAAGCCTTTAAGCCATTTACCTGTGCTTCCGTTCTCTAATTTTTGAGAAGCTTGTAATGTTTGTGGGCAAAAAACAAACTCACCTTTAATTGCATCTGGATAATCTGTATTTAACTCTGTATCTGAAGTATAAAGCGTTGTTTTTACAGCATTAGTATTAAATAAGTCTCGCGCTTCTCCTCGATATAAACCGCCTAATTGATCTACTTCTACAATAGTAGAATCGCTTCCCACAAGTTCTGGCTCGTAACCGCTGCCTTTTGAACCGATAAATACCCATCGGTTATAAGTAGATGAATATTGCAACTCAATTACACTACCTTTGCCAAAAGGAAAAGAATCTGTAGGCATTAATATTTGACTGGTCGGCGAAACGGATGAACTTTCAGAAATAATTCTAACCGTTTCTGAATTAACAACCCTTATTTGTATTCTTTTCTCATAAGTCGGGGGTGTTAATCCTGTAAGTACTGCTTGTGAATTTGAATGATCGAAAATATAAATATCACGGTTAGAATCAAGATCGGGATAGTTACCACCGCTAGAAATTACCGTTTCTATTTTAGCTTTGTTTTCTTTTTCTGCAAGCTCTTCATTGATCTGCGTAATCGAAAGATCAAAATCTTCATTGATCTCATCTTGATTATTCCCGTCTGAATTTTCAAGATTTGAAGGTCCTGCCGGTAGATCGTCTGCTGTGGCAATGATGTTTCCGTTCTCGTCCGGTTCGATGTCGTTCCAAGATTGCACGGTGCCTTCACCGCCACCGCCCGAAAACCAAACCGTAAATGGTTGCTTCGAGTTGAAATTAAAACTGTTAACAGGGATTTGACCTACTTCAAAAATATTGAAACCGTCAATAGTATCTTCGGGTGTAGAAAGTAAGTAACGTTCTTCGCCAGCTCGTAAGAATTTTACCTCAGAATTATCAAAACTTCTATGAAAGGTTTCTTTAACTCCGAAATAAAACATTTCATCATCCTGGTCGTAAATTAATGCAAAATCATCTTGTAAATGCGCTATTTGAATTGATGAATAATTTTCAAAAGACACACTTTGGTGACGATCATAATAGGAGTCGTTTGAGAGATTAATGCAGGCGTAATTATTATTCAACCACAAATAAAGAAGTCGAGTATCTTTTGCGAAATACAAAGTATCTACAACTCCAGGATTTGGGAATTGAGTTTTTGAGTTATAGCTTACAAATGCTTCGGTCCCGAAAATGAGCGTCCAGGCATTATTCTCCCATCGGTAAATTTGTTGGGGAATGTTTGAGCTATTTACGATAATTGCAAAAGCATTGTCCGGAGCAGTTGGGTAAGTGGCTTGTAAAAGTGATAAGCTACCATAATAGCCCACAAAATTTGCGTGATATAATTCGTTTTGAAGTTCATCAAGCCGGTCGGCGTGATCGTCAAAAATCTGTCCGATCTCTCCAAAATCTTCTGCAGTCGCTTCCGTCTGTCTATTTACTGACGGATTTACATTTGTTTTTTGCGCTAATTCTTGACTGGCTCTTGATGCACTCATTCTTATTAATTTTTATCGAATTTCAGTTTTGGGGTTACGTTAAAAAAGGACATCTCGACTACGCTCGATGCAGGCTGATTTTAATTCGGTTTTATTTAGAAGCTTACTGTACTTTTAGTATTGTAAACCGGGTTAATTTTCTCTGTTTCTTCTTTTAAAGCGTATTGCACGAAAACCTCTGGGTTGTCTTTAAGGTAATTCACTAACTTTCTCAAATACTCATTACCGTCTTGCTGTTTTTTAAGACTGAAGTTTTCTCGCTCCTTTTGAGTTAATCCTTGCTTGCTTTCGCCCTGAACTTCATCGGAAACAATAAATAGTCCGCTGCGATCGATGAGAAATAAACCTTCTTCAGCAACTTCTGCCAAGCAAAGCATTACTTGAGCCGATTGGCAAATTTCTAGGGCTTTGTTTTCTTCCGGAGTCGAGCCATTTTTAATTTGAAAAATGGTTTCGCTACCTAATAAGGCATTGAAATATTTATCTTCAACCTTCAATAAATGAGGTCGTAATTGCTGAAAGGTGAGACGGCTGTTATTGATGTTGTACCAACGTTGAAAGTTTTTAGTTTGCTGCGTAAATAGTTCTTTAAACTTAGTGTAGCTTTGAGTGTTTACCCATTCTTGAAAGTCGGTTTCTGAGGCTTCCATAATTTCAAGCGCTTCATCAATTGCATCAGTTCCAGATTTGAAAAGCTCTCGCTGCAAGTCTCGCACTTGCCACCATTCTGCAGGTTTAGAATTTTGGCTTTGTGAGATCATTAGTCCATTGTCACCAATGGTGATAATTGCCGTTTTACTGTAAGCTAACAAGGCGAGTTTTGTTGAAGCTTCTTCTAAAAGTTCGATAACATCTGCACGTAAACCTTCCGGAGTTTCTTCTGTAATTAAAGCTGAAAGTAATTCTCGGCTAACCGCAGGTTTTAAGTGCTTGCGTTCAGCCTGTTTGATGTAGGGTTCAAAAACATTCCAAGATGCGTTATAGCTTACCGTTGCGTGTTTTTGTACCGTTTGTATAGATTTTACGAGTGTTGCCATTACATTTCTGTTTGAGTTCCTGTTGGGTTTTTATCTAGCGTAGTAAGATTATCGACAGCAAAATCACCTTCGAGCGTTGGATCCCATCCATTATAATCTCGAATAAGCCTCCAAATATCTAAAGTGATCTCTCGTTTAGATTTGAATAATGAGTTAAGAATGCTAAAGGCTTCACGTTTGTTTGAGCCTCCTTCACCCCCAAGTTTACTGCCGGGTATTCCCGTACCCATTAAATTTGGGTCGGTCCCGATGGCGTTCATGATTTCTTGGTTTCCGGTACCGGCATCGAGTAGGCCTTTGCCATCGCCATCGTTTTTGGTTTCAAGCGGTACCACTTCAATACCTTTTACCCATTTACCTTCACGGTCTTTAAAAACGGTGGTTTGTATCGATTTTCCTGCATTTTTATTTCCTGATAAATGATCATCAATCGAATCTGTTAAGTTCTGACGAATTTCTTTTTTCTTATCGAGTTTATATTTATCCCAGTCAGATCCGTAAGTGCGTAAAAAGTATTCTTCGCTGATGTACACCATATATTTGATGTTCAGCTGATTTTTAGAGAATGCTTTTTTGTATTCGGGAATGTTATTGACCACTTCCATCCATCCATTTCGATAAGGCGAATGGTGATCGGGTTCGGGATAATAAACTTCATCCATCAACGGGTAAAAGATAGGCATCACGAATTTGTGGATCTTCTTCGATTTGCAGTAGTCTTTAATTTCTTCCGCAGAAAAATAAGAGTCCATCACCGGGACTTTTCGAACATAGGTTTTATCGTCCGGATCGGTAGACGTTTTCCAATTGTGACAGAAGTAAGCGTTTTCTATTAATCCTGATTTGGGATTGATTAATTCGAATCGCCATTTTGCAGTTGGTTGCCTTCTGACTGTGTAAATTTTATTAAAATCGTTTGACAATACGAATTCTGGATAACCAAGGTTAAAGGTTTCTAAATCGTGAATCGATTCAATCCACATTCTTTGCATTTTCGAACGTTTAAAGAATTCGGCTATTTCAGGAATTGAAGATACCGGGACAATCTGTTTTTGCTCTTTGCCATCGTCTGAAGTATCTAAACGATGTAGTTTGAATCCCTGGCCGTAATGCGTAGCTTTTAAAAAACGATAAGAAGCACCGGCAGCACCATTTTTTCGAACGGTGGCTAGAAAATTTTGAGGGTAGCGGTTATCGTCGCCCCACTTAGCAATTTTACCGCCTGAGTTCTCGCTTTTTTCTTCGGGTTTAATATAGGTATGGTCCTTCTTGCTATCTATTTGAAATGCAGCAGTGGTACCCATTCCGTAACTTAGATGCTCGTTGATGTGCTTAACGTGTGTCATTATGGTATTACGTGTTTGCCGTTGAACTCGATGATGTATTTGATGTTGATCTTTTTAATCTGGCCGTTTTCCAGTTTTATATTCCTGGTCTTATTGCTGAAGTGGTTAGGGTTCTTCTTGACGATTTCTCGCTTTTCTGAAGGCTTGAAATTTTGAAGTGCGTAAATACTGTCGGGATCGTTCCCTTTTTCATTCATCACCAATTTTGCATTCTCGTAGCGATAAAATTTACCACCTTCTTTACTGTATTTATTGAAACTTCTAACGGCAATATCAAATTTAATGGCACGGCCTTCTTTGTTTGGCGTGCGCATTTCTTCTAATACATCTTTGAGGTAGACGGTTTCTTTCATATTACGAATATGCCACGGCAATAGTCATCAAAAAAGGACAGCAAAGCGTCTGTCCTTTTTTAGCGCTCTTTAGCTATGCACTTTTACAGTAAAACCTGTGAAAATTGGCGAATAACAACGAATTAAAACTCACATCGAGCGACACGCATTTTGAAAACATTCTCGCGTATTATATGGATGATAAAACGCCAGAAGAAGTTCGTCTGGCTCGTTTATCTGAAACCGATAAAAAATTAAAGAAGCGTTGGGAAGCTGCATTCACTATGCTCTTGGAATTTAGAAGCCCTGAAGATGCAGCAAAAAAACTTCAGGAGTTATTCAAAATAAGTAAAGCTACCGCTTATAGAGATGTGCAACGCTGTGAAATGTTGTTTGGCTCTTTTAAACGGTTTGATCGGGAAGCGTGGCGATATATTTCTATTGAACGTAAACACAAACTCTATCAAAATGCATTAAAGAAGGGAGACCTCGAACTGGCATATAAAGTCGATAAAGAAATTGACAAATTACTAGGTCTTCACGAGGAAGAATCGCCTATCGACTTAGATAAAATAGCTGCTCAAGATTACAATATCATTATGAGCAATAAACAAGAACGCTTGATAAAACAAATTTTAGCAAGTGGAGGCGCTGTCAATATGAATGTTGATAATACTGTAGAGATTGATTTTGAAGAATTGAAAAATACCTCTGAAGATGGCGAAGAAGATTAGAGGTAAACGCGGGAAGATCACTTTGAACTTTGCTCAAATGGTTGCCATTATGGCCAAAGCAAAAGTCAAATTTTTAGAGTGGGGACGTGGTACCGGAAAAAGTACCATTCTCGCTTACTTTATGTTGATGATGGTAAAACATTTACCTCGTGCCACTTTTATTTTGGTTGGGAACACTTATGCTCAAGTGCTCTCGAATACCTTAAAATCTACCAAGGCAGCGCTTGAATTTTTCGGCATCTATGAAGATATAGATTATGTGGTTGGCTCAAGCCAAGGTAAACGAATGGGGTTTAAAATGCCTTACGAAAAACCAAACCATTGGAAAAATATTATTCATTTTTCTAATGGGACCGTTTTTCAATTGGTGGGATTAGACAATCCTAATAGTTCCAATGGTGGGCGTGGTATTAACTCTTCAGGGATTCTCGCAGATGAAGCTGCACTTCTTGATAATGAAAAACTTTCAATAAACGTAAAGAATACCAACCGAGCATCTAAAAGTGGTATTTATGGTGATAGCCCTTGGTTATTATCTGAAACTTATGTGAGTTCAACTCCACTAACTAAAAAAGGGAAGTGGTTTATTGATGGAGAAGAGTTGGCCAGAAAACAACCTGATAAGTATTTCTTTCACTCTGCAACGGCTCACTGGAATCTTGATAATGTACGTAGTGACTATTTCGAGTATATGCGCGACTCATATTCAAGTGAGTTGATTTACAACGCTGAGATGTTGAATAAACGTCCTAAAGAAATCGCAGACGGTTTCTACCCGCAGCTTACGGAAGATCACTACTACACGAATAAAGACAACGATTATTTAGAGAGTATTCCTTTATGTGATATTAATGGCGATCCGCTTACCAATGATGATAAGCATTTTAATTCAAAACAGGATGCTGATGTAATTAAGTCTGAGCCTTTGATTATCTCTGTAGATTGGGGTGCAAACATTAACGCAATGACCGTGCACCAACTACAAGATAATACTTGGTATGTATTGAAGGAATTCTTTGTGAAGTCTCCCAAGATCTTAGATCATTTATTTATTGAAGAGTTCCTGCCTTACTATTCAAGCCATCAAAATAGAACGGTTTATTTCTATTATGATCGCACTGGTAACAACCGTACAGCCAATAGTAAAATGACTTTTGCAGACCAAGCGAAAGAAATCATGGAAAATCACGGATGGACCGTACACAATATGACTACTGGTTTGAACCCGAGTTACATCGATAAGTTTAGACTGCTGAATATTATGTTTAAAGATGATGGGCGCAAGCAGTTGCCCAAGATTAGAATCAATAAAACAAACTGCCCTAACCTAATCGTATCGATGGAACACGCTGAAGCATACGATCGTGGTCGTGGTCTTGAGAAAGACAAACGATCTGAGCAACGCAAGGGAGTGGAGCAGGAACACGCTACCCACTTGAGTGATACCTTTGACTATCCCATCTTTGAAATGTTCTGGGATAAGTACGTTGGTAATCACGTTAAATCTGAAGACCTCCCAATCTCGACATTCTAAACCCCGTTTCATATTTCCCTTAATTTTTAAACGGCAAAAGTCATACGAGTATAGGTCACGGCGTGTTCAATGGGCGAATAAATGAAACTCTAAAAAAGTATCTTTAGGGTTAAAAAACTGAAAATCAATATTTTGATTTTTAAAATATGAGAATGGTAAAATGAAAGCTAAATATAAATCTCACCACACTTATGTCATTACCAAAATTAAACTGGGATCAGGAAATAAGAAATTTCTTGGGAACCTATTTTGAGCCTATTAGCTCACCGATCGAAGCCGACGAGGAAACTGAAAAACTTTCACTTTCTGTAGTTACTGATAGAATAAGAAGAATTTTACCGGGGCAATATATCTACGAAGAGGACGTGTACGAAGCCTTACAGGAGTTAGGTTTTAAAATTTTCAGTTATACGACACCACCTAAAATTGATGAAGAAACTGGAAAAGAGATTTTTCCGGAGAAAACGGCGTATGCCTATTTTATGAATAAAAAAACAGCCGTTCTTTAACGGCTGTTTTTTTTATTAATCTTCTCTAGAAAAGAGTTTATCTTCTGCATTAATTCCAATCCATTTACCAGATAAATCTTCAATTTCTTCTAAATCGTAAATTTCCAAAAATTCAGAATTATCACCTCTAACTCCAACCTTGGTGTCTGCGGGATATTTCTTTAAAATATTTATTATTTGGTTTGCTGTCATATCCAAATTTAAACATTTAATTTATATCCTATCTAATTTTAATATATTTGTACGTCTCACTACAATAAATTAAAAAGCATACCTACAAGAAGGCTTTGCCCTCGAGTAGCAGGTATGCTTTTAATTCTTTAAATTGTGGTGAGACGCTTTTTATTGAGCTCGAGGGTTTTTATAGAAGATCCTCTATCTTCTGCAGGTCGATTTTATTTTGGTGTAGTTTCTTTTCTGTCCGGATTATTTGCTGATTAATTTTTCTAGCTTTCAGTTTATCGGTTTCTTTTTCTACATTATCTCGCCAAGCTTCCAAGCGTTTATTCATTTTATGGATCGAAGATTTTAAACTGGCTTTCTTCAATAAAAGCTTATGCGGATCCAATGCTGAAAAATCATTTTCCGTTTTTGTGGGCAGTAACGTTTTATGCGTTTGCCAATGGTCGAGTTCTTTCCAAATGGTGGTTCTACGATCGTCTAAAGCTTCTATTTGTAACATTATCTCCAAAGCATCATCGTCGTATTTAGAATCTTCAGGAACTTCGAGTAGTGCGTAATGCAAATCGCACATATCATAGAATACATCTTTCAATAATCGAAACCTTATTTTAAGTTCCGGTGGTAGTTCACCGTATTTAATTTTCTGGAAGTAACTCTTCGCGCTATCTTCTTTTTGTTGCTTTCTGGTAAGCTCTAAATGAATAGCAGTATCGGTTTGCGGTAACTTTACCTTTTTAGGCTTGGTTTTAGTAGAAGTTGTGGTTTTTGTTAGCGGTAAATTTGCCTTTTTAAGCTTTCTTAGCTCACTAATCAATAAAGACATATTTCGATTGCTCTTGCCGCGTTTTAATTGCGTGAGCGTTCTATTTTTTGCATTTGGGGCGTTTTGGTAAAGTTCTACTCCCAAATTATAATCCATCGATGTGAACCAATCTTCTATTTTCATATTACTAAACTCAGAAGATCGAGAGCCTTTAAAAAGGACATCTCGACTACGCTCGATACAGGCAATAAAAAAGCCACTACAAAATGCAGTGGCTTTTCCCTAACTAACCAATAAAACTTATGAAAAAAAATTACGGGGTTTTTAAAGCATTCAACTTTGTCTCTTTTATTCGCTCTACAGTTTTAGTGTCGCTTAATTCAGAAAGTGTTTCCACTTCTTCTACACTTCTTGCGTTCTGAATCATCTTGGCCACATCTTCGGCTACAAACTTTTGTTTTTTTAAATAGCCGAGTGACTCTTTATTCAATTTGATCCAAGGAAATATTTTTCTCGGAAGTCGATAAATAGCTAAAGCCTTTTCATCTGAAACTTCTTTGCTAAAGGTATTTACCTTACCAACTTTCGGGATATCATATTTCCCTGGTTCGATATCAAAATACTTACTCATTGCTTAATGATTAAGTTTGAGGATCTGGCGCAGGGAATTCCTGAATGGTTCCTGCATATTCCGGAGCAGGATAGTTTTGGGTGTCCTGAAATTTAACTATTGTATTTTTGCTATCTCCCGCAGCTTGCCCAGAAGTTCCTGTAACCTCAATTAAATAAGCAGGTGAAAGTTCACTGCCTATTTGCTTCGTGTTACCACTGCGTTCTTTAACCATAATAATTAAAGGCATATTTTTATACTTTCTTAAAAATCCTGCCGTTTTTGCACCAGTTCCCTGTAACGTACCGGTAAAAGAATTATTAAAGCTAATACTTCCTTTTTCTCCACCATGAGCAGTTTCTACCAAACCACTGTCGGGGTTTATATATACTTTAAAAAAGCCCCTGTCTAATTTAAAAACATGAGCGGCATCTATAGTCGCAATGTTTTCTAAATCTGTACCCGCAGTTAAATCGGCTGGTTTTTCTATAGTATCAAAATCTGCTACAGCAGCCACATACACACCTACTTCACTAACACCAGGTGCAAGTTCTGTATTGGGGCAGTAATCTAAATTTTCTAATGGTATTGCATCTGTACAATCTGCCATATCTTAATGTTTTTGAATTAAAAAATTTGAGTTACCATATACCAACTCGGCCATCACGTCTTTGGTTTGAAGAATTTCTTCTTGCGTCATCGGTTTGCCGTCGATGTTAATGGTTTTGGGAGCACTCTTTTTAAATTCCCACTTCAATCCGCGGTCGTCTTCAAATACGCTCGCAGCTTCTTTTTCTTTAGCTGAATTTTCTTCGTCCTCTTCACTTTCTTCTGAAGTTTCATTTACTGCTTCTTCTTCAGTTTCGGTTTCAGATTCAACTTCATTTTCTTCCGAAGCTTCTTCCTGTTTAGCGATCTCAGCTTCTTTAGTTTTTATTAAAGCTTTCAGCTCTTTATTGGTAAGATCTTCGGAGTAGTTTTCTACTCCGAGATCTTTACATTTTTCTAATAATTCTGCTTTTGTCATCTAACTAGATTTTTAGATTATGGTGCAGGAGTTACACCATCAATACCGTAGTAAAGTTGGTTCTTTTCTAACTTACCTAAACCGTAAGTGGTATCTGCATAGTTTGCAACACAAACTAATTCTTCGATTAAGAAATCGTAACCTTTCCAGAATTCCATAAAAGTTTTTACTTTATAGTCTTGCTTCTGTACATCGGTAATTTTTGGCTCATCAAAAACATCGATCAATCTACGGAAGTTGTTTTCGGTAGTTCCGAAAAGATCATCAGTTTCCATATCTGGAATTGAAACAATCTCACGTTTTCCTAAACGAGTTTTTAAAACATCGCTTTGGAATTTATTTTGACCGAATTTCTCCTCGTAATCTAAAATGTAACGCTCTACGTTGTTTTCGCTCATAAAGACCTTTTTGATCTTTCTTTTTAATTTAGAAGGAATCTTTCTTTCCCAAGCCGTTACCTGATCAACAATGTTAGTATCGGTTAAGGCATTGATAGGAATTTTAAACGGAGTAGGAGTCTTCATGTCAGCATCAACCACGGCGGCTTTCATATCTGCAAGAAGTTTTACAATACCGTTCATAGAATATCCAAATTCATCTAAACGAGCAGGATCAAATACTCCATTTACACTTAACCAACCCATATTTTCGATCACTTTTGGTAAAAGTTCATTATCGATAATATATTTGGAAATCGGCATATCTTCCGGCTTCTTATCTTCTGCATATAATTCAGCAAAATAAGAGCTCAAGATTTCAGCAGGGATAATTGCAAAATTTACTTTTTGATGGTAATTCTGAAGAATTTTGTGTTTGATTCTCATTTCTCCCAACTCGTTCCACTCAGTACTAAAACCTTGCACTACATCTGTAAGCAAAGTATGCGCTTGAGGATATTTACCTTTTACCTTCGTTAAAGGTTTGGTGTGTTTGTCTAAAGGAATTTCTGCACGGTTAATCGCTGCAGAGATTAATTTAGGGTTGTTAACTAAGAATGTATTTAATTCTTTAACAACGTCGTCTATTAAAATAGTTTCTGCCATTTTATTTTACGTCTTTATAGATTGATGAATCAAGGTTTAGGTAAGCAAACTCACCTTCTTCGTCTTCCTGGGCTCCACCTGTGGTATGGGTTGCTCCCGGTTTACCATTAAGCACTTCAATTTGTGCGGTAAGTGCTGTGGCGATGTCTTCTGCAGAAGCGTCTTCTGCTAAATTTTCTACACCGGCTAAAGTGGCAGCATCACGTAAATTTTGAGTGGCTGCAGCAACTTTTGCCGTTTCTGCATCTACTGCTTTTTTACGCTCGTCTTTTTCTGTAGCCAGATTATCTTCTGCCTTTTTTTGCGCATCTTGTGCGGTTTTGATTTTTTCGGCATTTGGAGCAAGTGCAGCTTCTAAACTGTCTAACTGCTCGTCATTTAGATACGTGCCTTTTTCTGAGTTAGCTAAAGGGCTTTCTAAACCTAAAGCATTCTCAATATTAGGACGTGAGTTTTGTTTACTCATAGTATTAGTGGAATTTGAATTTGTTTTGTCTAATGCGAATACACGATCAACGGCATCTTGTAGAGTTCCTAAAGAATCGACTAAACCTTTTTCTTTCGCTTCGGGACCAGGATAAGTTGCGCCTTTAAAAACTTCGTCTTTAATGTTTGGGCGAGTTTCTTTAATGTCGGCAATAAAATTGTCTACAAGCGGGTTAAGGTCTTCTTTGATGTAAGTTTTGTAATTACCTTCTAGAATGTCGCGGTAAGATTTGTTCTTTTCAGAACTTTGATCGGCGTAAAGCGTGTGCACTTTTGCACCTTTACTTTCGTAGAAACCGGTTAAATCTAAAAATTGAGCATACGCGCCAATGCTACCAATTGCTTCAGCTCTTTTGTTGGCAATAATTTCTTTAGATCCTGAAGCAAAATAATATGCAGCAGAACAAAGTAAACCATCGGTATAAGTAACAACCGGTTTTGGGTAGTTTAAAATATAATCTCTAAATTCTGGCGTTCCGTAAGCTTGGCCACCACCACTATCTACATCTAAAACAACACCTGCAACTTGATCGTTAGTTTTTAAACGATCCATTACTTGCTGATGAAATTTAGTTCCTCGTGGTCCGCACTCTTGGCTGTATTTGTAAATAGGTGTTTTAATACTTATTACAGATACAAATTTTTGAGCGCTTTCTTCTTCACCAGAATAAATACCCATCGAATTCATTTTTGTAAACTCTGGGCGTTTCTTATCGGTAGATTTTATTTCCAGACTTTTACCGTCTAGTATTCCAAACAAAAGCGGTAGATGACTCATACCGTAATTCTGTTCGATATACCAAGGTCGGTTAAAAAGACTGTGTAGATTAGAAATCATTAATTGCGATTCAATTAGATACTATTATTGAATCACAATATTATAAGTGAAGTAAGCGCGTTAAAAGGACATTACAATGAACCGGCCAACGGGAAGGCAAGACCTTGAATAATTGGGTTGCTTCCAATTTCTTCGGGAGTAAAGTAAACAGGCGCTCCATAGGTGTCGCCGTCTAATTGTATGTTATAACCTTTTAGTCCGGCAGGGGTTGGGTTGTTCATTTCTTCAAAAGTAAAGAGTAGGGGTTGCATCGAGGTTCCGTACAATCTACCGGACCGGTATTTTCTTAAAAAGGCAATGACCAGTCTGTTGTTGTAGCTTTCTAACAATTGCAGCAAAGCTTCATCTTGTGGCAGTAAAGGGAAGTCTATTTTGTTTTGCCACGTTTTACGATGGTTAGAAATACGTGTTTTTGCATCTACGCTATGTTTTTCAGGTATTAGCGGGATTCGCATTGCTTGAAAATCTTCGGGCAAGGAGTTGAGTATTTGCAGAATATTGGTGTTGCTGTCTAAGTGATTAAACTTCGGAAGTTGTGAAGCTTCGATAATATTTATATGATGAAAAGTATCAAAATTTTCATCGCTGTACAGGTTGCATAAATCGTAAATCATAAATAAATATTTTAGGGACAATTTTCGAGGGCTCGAAAATTGTCCCAGTTGGTTTTAAGCACTTAATTTTTCTTCGTAATCGTCTTTTTTTCTCTTAAAATCTCGATGCAGCGTTTCTAATTTTATGTCTTCTTCGGTGATGTCGTAAATGGTAAGGAAGCTTTTTAAGCTTTTTAAAAAATGCTTTTTGTCTTGATCTTTATTAATAAGCATATGCACAAAAATTTCATCTCTAAATAGTTTGTCGATCTGGTCATTAAAAAGCTGAGCATTTACCTCACTAATGTGTACTCCCGTTTTATCGTATAAACTGTAAGGAACTTTTACGCTAAAAATTTTAGAGTATTTTCTGGTCTTAGAATATTTTACATCGGTATTGCGACCGTGAAGCGATAATATTAAACTACCGATAAAGTTGGTGCGTGAAGCTTCAATAGCATCAGATCCGCAGCGTTTGAGTAGGAATTTGTACACGTGATCTGCGACAGGAATGTGTTGCGTGATAGAGTAGTCTGCCATGTGATGAGAAATTACGTGTAAATATAAGTAAAAAATCCAATGACAAAATAAGAATTTATTAACGTTATTACTAGGGTTTTGAATTTTAAAGGTGGAATTTATATTCTTTTTTTTAAATAATTAAAAAACATCAAATACCCTCAATAACCGTCAAAAACCCTCAATAACCGCCAATTTCCCAAACTGTATTTGAGTATGTTGTATCATTGCTTTAAAATTTAACAGAAAAACCCGTAACAGTATTTGAGTAATTTCATTATATGAGTGTATGAACCTATTTTACAAACAATAAATGGTAGTTGTAAACATACAGATTGTTTATAACTAGTGACATATCTGGGAACCAAATCAAAAAAAGGGTAAACAATTTATTCTTAATTTTGAAGGATAGGTATGAGAATAAATTTTTAAGTGTGCATAACTCTTTAAAAACAGGGAGATGCTAAAAAATGAGTGCTTTGATTTTATTCTTAAATTTGAAATATGAAATCCTTGGTAATAGGATATCCAAGGTTGAAATAAAAAAGCCGAGAACGGGAATTCTCGACTTTCATTTATTAACTCCTGTAAATTTCTGGAAATATGGAGTCGGTTATAATTTTGATTCTATCATTGGCTTGCCTCCTTGACAAGCTAATCGAATTACGACAAAAGTAATTCTAACAACCCATTTGCGATGCAGGTGGGTTTTTTATGGTTTGTTCCATAGAACAAAAATATATAATTTTTTTTATATTATATAAAAATTCTTTTATCAAAAGCAAATAGAGTTTTGATTAAAAATTTATCCCATCGAACTTTTTCGTGGTTCTGGAGGTTTCTTCATTGATGTTATTTTGGCAAGATCACACTTTTAGAATTGGTATCAATGTCTTGAGAGTAAAAGTTAGGAACGGTATGTTCTTTAAAATCTTCATTAATAAATGCGTGCGGAATAAACTCTTCGATTTGTTTTTGGGTAAGATTTGGGTTAAGCCATTCGCCTTCCACTTCTGGATCTAGAACTAAGGGCATTCGCTTTTTCTTATTGTGTACATATTTAAAAAAGTCGTTGGCTTCTGTGGTGAGCAGCGTTACCGAAAATTCGGTATCTCCATCCATATCGATATCGCCATTGCCAATTTTGTTGTAAAGACCGGCAAACGCAAATAATTGATGATCGGGTAAATAACAATATTTTGGTTCTGCTTTTCCTTTAAAATTATTGTCTGGATAGTGCGGTTCAAAAAAACCATCGGCAATAATTAAACAACGTCTGTGTAGCGCAGGATCTTTATAGGTTTTCTTTTGAAATACTTCTTCGCCTTTAGCATTCCAAGTTTTGTATTTGGAGTTTCTAAACTTTTCGATGTTGTTTTCGCTCCACTTCGGTATTAAGCCCCATTCCATCGGGTAGATGTGTTGCGGGTCCTCCATCGGGATGCAATACAGATTTGGGTACATATAACCGGCAGCAAAATAATAAGGTTCGTAAAGCTCCGGGATAAGCATCGTAGCTTCAAAACGCTCTACGATCTGTTTTTCGGGTTTGGTGTTGGATGCGATATAGCACATAAAAGTTAGTTTGTGCTAAATATAAAAAAAATGCTAACATCGAATATCACAAATAAACGTATGTAAATGCTTACAAACTTTTTTACTTGTGATATTCGGTAGTTGTGTCGCAATATGCTTTTGCCTTTGCGCTTAAAGATAGATAAAAGCAGGGCGTATATCAGCACGCAGTCCGCCGCTATTTAAAAGCAAACTGCGCACAACAATGTATAACAACAATGCGTCTCCTGGATAAATGAAAATGCTAGTCTTTATTTTTTTAGCTAAATAAACATTTCCCTTCAAGCTTAGTTATTTTTTGAATAATAGCTTTTCTTTTTTGTTTTTCTAAGACCTTATTTACTAATTCAGGTATTTTCTCTATATTTTCATCTGTATAAAAAACACCTCCACCTTGGTTAATATTTCCTGTAGTTCCGTCAGGCATAATAGCTAATTTAATGTAATCTACTTTGTAACTCATAATTTCTAGTTTTAAATCGCCAAAAAAATGTAATGGCTTTGTTATTAATTTATTTTTCGTGCCGTAGCACAGTTGTTATACTTATTCGTTCTAAGTAATATTTTTTGCCTTTGCGCTCAATATGATTTCTTACTCAAACTCTTAGCGAACGCCCGCAGTACTTGTGTTTAGCTTATGCAACCCTCATCAATGCGGGTTGGTTAATCTCGAAGTTGGCTAACGCCATTTGCAAACGCTTTCAAAAATACTACAAAGAACTACATATAAATCAAATTATGGCTTCGTATCCTGCGGATACAGACGCTCACAAATTAAAAATTATTCAAGTTCTTTAGGTATTTCAGGAGTTGTTTTGTATTCCCACCATTCAGAACCGTCATATTCTCCTCTTTCAATCCAAGATCCGTCCACAAACCACAATGTGCCAAAAAGTTCTTGACCACCATATCCACTATCGTAGTTAAAATCTAAACTATTTATAAATCTATCGAGATCTTCTTTGCTGTGGTTACATTTCAGAAGATAGCTAGTTCTATCATCATCCCAATCATCGCCTTTATATATTTCGGCACATTTTACTTTTGGGTTATTTTTCAATTGATCTAATAATTCAATCTTTGCATTTGTCATAATTTTTAATTTTAAAATCGTTATTTCCTTTTAATTTCTTCTGTTTTTAATTCCCATAACTTAGGTTTATACTTTCCGTTGGTTGTAATTTCACAAAGCCTTTGCGCTAATTTTGAATTAGCAAGTTTACGTTATCACTCTGCTTCAGTTTTTGTACTTGCAACGTTTTAGATCAACCCAAGTTCATTATTTCAACGAGATAGCCTAACGGCTTATGCTTACGCTATTTTGTAAAACTACCAAGCCCTAAGGGGCAACCAACACTGCATAACAGTAATAACTACCTTAGTTTTTCTTTAATATATTCTTTTAAGTCATCAAGGTCAATCTCTGTAAAGTCTTTATCGTAAAAAACTTTAAAATTAAAATCATCTACATTGGTTTGTACTATTAAAACGTGGTAGTCATTTAATTTATTTTCTAATACTTTTTGTGTGTTTACAAACTCTTCTTCTGTTTGCATCATTGGTGATTCTACTATAAATATTGGTTTTGCCATTTTATTTTAATTTTAAAGTTTATATTCCGTTACTACTGTTATACAAATCCGTTGGTTGTAATTTTGCAAAGCCTTTGCCCGCAATTAGATTTCTTACTCAAATGTTATCACTCTGTTTCAGTTTTTGTACTTGCTTAATCTTAGATCAATCAAAGATCATTATTTCAACGAAGTTGGCTACGCCATAAGCCTGCGCTATTTTGTAAAACTACCAAGCCCTAAGGGGCAACCAACAATGTATATAAAAAATAAACAAATAGGGCGCTTACTCGGGCGGAATAAACGCCAAACTATCTACTTTTTAAAGAACTCCTTTATTAGCCAAATAACTAATAAGTAAAACAAGATTAAGATAGGTATTCCAACAACTATCCATAAAGTGAATTTCATCCACATAATTACTTAGCTTCTAAGATTGGAAGTCCTGCTTCTGTTGGTATATAAATTCTGTCGCCCTTACCTTCTTTTAAAGCAATAACCATTAAATATTTCAAATATTCATTGTTGCCTTTTAAGCTTTCCCCTATAATTTCATTTGCTTTAGCTACACCTTTTGCGCGTTCAATTTCGGCTTGTGCTTCAGCTTTAGCAATTTTAATTTTTGCTTCTGCCTGCAAGGTTGCGCTTTCGTTTTGCGCTTTAGCTTCTTCGATCATTGCTTTTTTAGAACTTTCAGCTTCTAAAAGAATTGCGCGACCTTGGCTTTCTGCGTCTAACTCGTTTTGTTTTCTGTTAAAGTCATAACAAGAAGTTAAACTCAACACTAATACTGTTAATAATAAAAATTTTACATTTTTCATTTTATAAAAATTTAATTTTGTGCCTACTCTATTCAGTTTTCAGCTTCCCTGTGTTTCGTAGTTTGCCGGCTACCGCCGTCACGCCCTATTATTTATTACTTTTTATATACTTATTCGTTCTAAGTCATTTGCATTTCCCAACGCTCAATTAAGATAGTGGGCGTTGCGGTGGGGTACGCAAGCCAACGCTCACAATGCAAACGTCAAAGAACAACGTATAACAGTAATTTGGCTACGTGATTATTTGGTTAGGTTTAGGCTACTTTATTTTTCTTCAATTTGATAAGATAAAACCCTATATGGATGTGTTTTTTTAGATTTCTTTATTGCTTTTTTAGCTGCTATAATGGTTTTAAATTCATCTGCATTTTCTCTTTTCAGAGTTCTGCCAGGATCTCCCGCCCAAGGAGCTAAGTAAAGCTCTTTTTCATTGTTTCCTATTCTAACTATATACATAATTTTGTTTTTTAATCCCAAAAAATAAAGTGGGATGGTTAATGTTTATTTTTAAAATTCTGTTCTTAATCGCCAAACTACGGTTATACAAATCCGTTATATGCAATTGCCAAAAATCCAACAGCTTAAAGATAGAGAGCAATTACGCGTATATCTGGAGCGCAACCAGCCGCCTAATTTTTTGGCAACAGTCTGCTTCGCCATATAACACGTGGTATAGTGCATAGCTTTAGGTTCGTGTTTATTTCAAAGTTTTGTGCTTGTTTGCCCATAATTAAAATATTTTTTACCTCGGTATATTATAAACTCTTTCATTCCAATCCGCAAAAACAAGAGGCTTATCATATTCATTTGGTTTAGACATAACACATCTTTCACATTCCCTCGCACACCATTTATTTAGCCTTTCCGATTTATTAGTAGGTTTAGCTTGTCCGTCTTCGTATGTTCCTGGGTCTATTGGCGCTTCCTTTAGTTCGTTATCAGATAAAAAACAGTAGTCATCTTCATCATCTGTTAGTTGTTCTTTTGGTCGTGAGTTATTTCCCCACGCTTTATTACATTTTTCATCACAACCAATTTTTGCTTTTTGTCCGAAGAAGGTTATAGATTTTTCCATTTATTAAAATATTTTAATTATTAATTCAGTTTTTAATTCAAAGTTTGTGCACTTCAAGGCTACGCACCATACCACTATCCGTTAGCATTGATTAAGCTACAACTGCGCGAATTAAAATTTTATTCTAGGTTTAGGTTTTAGTGGTTTTTCTGCTTTTGTTGAGCAATTTTGGCACACGTCTTCCATTTTTGTACAATTTCCATCTTGAGGATTTATAAGTTTTTCGAGAAATAAAGTTTCGGTACCACATTGATAGCAATACTTTTTATGAAATCTCATCTTGATGATGTATTTGTTCAAATTTGTGATCGCAACGCTTAATCACTTTGTTTAAAGCTTCCAGATCATTAAAGTTTAATCGAATACGATCACCGTTTACTAACTCAATACAAAGCCAACCGTTTTCGATGTAAGATTTTTTTAGGTTGGGTAAATTATTGATGTTTGTTTTTTTTGGCGGCGGTGTTGGAGCTTTATAATCTGAGATTCCTTTTTTGCCTATAAAAGAACTATGAGCCAATCCCACGATGTAACCTAAAATTCCAGAACAAAAGAAGATCCAGCCTATACTTAGAAATTCGCCCATAGCTTAAAAATTTCGTTTTGCGGTTTCTTTATGAATACTTAAATCGAATATTGACTTACCCACCTTTACAGCTTTAGCATTTTTATGGACTAACTCGTAGTAAGTAACTTCATTAATATTGGTGATCTTTCTCACCATTTTGGGCTGAGAACGTTTTATTAAATTATAAATGAGTGGCTGGTATTGCTTGAGTTCTTTTTCAATTTTAGAAACTTCTAGCAGAAATCGCTCTTCTTGTGTTAATCTTTTCCGCTGCGGATTGATTAAATGTTTCTTCTTAAAGATCTTGGCATATTTCTCCGGGATCAGTTTGATGTATTTCCCGTCGAGTAATACTTTTGTACGCTCATTTTGCGTGATAGATAACCGACTCATAGCTGCATATTTTCTTTAAGTTTCTCAAAACGATCGGTGTCGGCTAAAGTTTCACATTTTAAAACTTCGAAACCTCTTAATTTTAATTCTTCAATTAGCAGATGGGTTTCAAAAATGGTTGTGTCTTTTACTTTTTTAGATTCCTCTTCTACAACATCACAATTTTCGAGTGCATAATCTTTAATGGTCTGGTCGTTTAAATGCTCAAGCACTAAATCTTCTAAAAATGGTTGATCTTCTGTAGTGTATTCTTTTTCAGTGGGAATAAATTCTTGTATTTCAGAATCCCAAGAGTTTGTTTTAATGGTAATTTTAGTGATACTCATAGTTCCAGTCTTTTATGTAACAACTTTCCGCAGCTTTGGCATTTATTTGCGAGGACTTCAACGTTCACCGAGCCGCCAATCACTACGAGAGAGGTTTGCTTATGGCTGCAGAAGAGTTGTTTGAGTTTTAAAATCATTTTTATTTTTCTTCCTTATTAAAGTAAACCAGGTAGTAATACATCTGGCGCTCATCGTCCCATCCTTT